TTTCTGTTTTATTTCTGTTATTACATCTCTAGTTTCCTCCTTCATACTCTACAATATTTGATGTGTTCCACTCTATAGGTTTATCAAGAGTTTCATTAATGATATTAAAATGCCCACAAGTATAAAAACCACTATTACCACCAGTGTAAGATTCGCTAGCAGGATGAGCAGCTTTAAGAATAGTTTGATTACCTCTAATATATGACTCATATGCTTGTGCTTTTTTACCCCACAGTACAAAAACAAGATTAGATTTATTTCTAGATAACATTTCTATAAACATTCTTGTAAAATCTTTCCATAACTCTGTATGTGATCCGGCTTTACCTTGTTCTACAGTCAATGCTGTGTTAAGTAACAACACACCCTGTCTTGCCCAACTCTCCAATGAAACATCTACATCTAATAAACCTTTTACATTTACATTATGCTTTTTACCATAATCTATTTCTACAGCTGTGATTATATTCTTTAAACTTGGACTAACTTTACGTGTACCTGTACGATTAGCAAACGCTAGTCCTGTTGCGCTACCATCATGGTATGGATCTTGCCCCAATATTACAACTCTTACATCTGATAACGGACATAATCTAAATGCCTTAAATGTTCTAGATGTGTCTGGTAATATTGATACACCTGCAGCTCTACGATCTCTAATGTAAGCTGCAATTTTTTGAAACGTTTTTGTTTGTAGGATAGGTAACAACATTGGATACCAATCTCCCAATTGACTTTTCATTATTTTACTCATATATATATAGTTTTATAAATAAACATGAGTGAGGCAACATTTAATATTAGGGATGTCTCTTAAACACCCGGTTAGATTAAAACCTCACTCACACTTATTTCTCCCAGCAATTACTTACTGTTACTTCGGCTTTCAATAAGCCATTATTTACAATCTCCAAAGCTGCCTGTTCCATTAGACCTTTCATAGTTTTAGCCCAATCAGACACCTGATCATCTCTGCATATAGTATCTATCTGATCATGCACAGTCATTACCACTTTAACTGGTAAATTAAACTCTTTAACATAATCACGTATTAATACTAAAGCACGCTTAGTCATATCTGCAGATGCACCCTGTATAGGTGTATTCTTGCTAGCACGCTCGATGCTACCCAGCTCCATGACTGACGATTTGTTATTCCAAATCTTTGGATACCATGTACTAAACCACCTCTTACGATTATATGGTGGGAAAGTTTTTATGTACCCAAACTTTTTACCAAAGTTACCTAGCTTATCTAGGAACCCTTTGATTGCTGGGAACGCTTGGAAATACTTTTCGATGAGGACTTTTGCTCCGTCCACACTGATGTTAAGAGTATCAGCAAGCTTATTAGGGCCCATGCCATAAGCAAGCCCGAAATTAATAGTTTTGACATTTGTTCTCAATTTTTTATGCTTTGGACAATTACATTTCATTTTAAGTTTCATGTAAGCGCAATCATCCTCTGCTGCATTTAACCATTCTTCTCCATAAACTAACTCTGCACACGTAGAGTGCAAGTCTTCATTGTTTTGCAATGCTTTTATCCATACAGGATCCTTAGAACCAAATGCAATTACATTTAACTCCTGTGAACTGTAGTCAGCACTAACAAAACTCCAACCATCTGGCGCAGTAAAGCAATTCCTGTAAATATTATCTGCAGGTATCTGCTGCATATTAGGTTTACTACTGCTTACACGACCGGTATCTAGTATCTGATGAAAGTTTGTATGTATTTTATTATCACTTGATAGGTTTTTAAAGAATGCATCACCATACGATGTGCATAATTTCATAGCCTCTTTATATTTTACATACTTATCAATCAGTGGATACTGGAATCGATACTTATACATTTGTTTACCATTTACATTATCTAGCTTTGGCACAAGACACTGAAATACTTCCAACACCTGTTTAGGTGATGTCCATTTTATATCTATCTTTCTCAAGTCTTCTACCGCTGTAAACAAATCTGCTTGTACATATTTAGATACAAATCTATCTAGACGAGGATCAAGCGTAACCATATGATCTAAGCTATCTTGTAACTCATCAGCTTTATCTGTGTTAACTTTCTCAATCTTCTTCCAACTCTCTGTATCCAAATCCAAACCATTGTACTCGATGTCTGCAAATGCTAGCACAACTTCATTCTCAAGATCAATAACTCTATTTAATTGGTTTCTATCTACAAGTGGTAATTGATGTATACGTATTTTTATCAAATACTCTACATCTTTTGCACCATACGCAATTTGATTATCTGTAAATGGTTGACTACCTAGTCCTATAAATTTATTACGCACCTCTTTATCTAGATCTACATCCAAATATCTTTTGCATACATCTTTCAAACCATAACCAAAGTTTTGTTTACCGCAGTGTAGCACACGCTCTACCAAATATGTGTCATAGATACCTTCACATACAATGTTTGACCACTTTTTAATAAACTTATAGTCAAACTTTGCATTATGAAATATCTTTAGAATCCTTTTGGTTTGTAATATATCACGTAATGGTTCAATACTAACACGTCTAGTATCGATAACAAACTGGTGATCGTGATCGCCGATCTGAAACATAATCATTTTCTTAGTAGTAAAGTCAAAACCTTCAGTCTCTGTATCCACAGCTAGTACATTCTTTGTACTGCAGTAATTCACCACATCATCAATCGTTGCTGGATGATAATATGGTGAAGACACAGTTTTTGATGAACCATCTACTAATCCTATACTCATGAGTTTAAGTGATTTTCTACGTTTAACCAGTATATTCTTTCCGCTTCTGCTCGATCTGCTTGCTCTTCTAAATACTTATTATATTCCTTATTATAGTCATTGATTATCTTAACTGCAGCACCTGCTTTTATAATATCAATGTCCATATTGTCAAACTTAAAGATAAGCAATTTTTTACTAAGAGCAGTATTATATGCTAGTTTAAATTCATTACCTCGGTCTTCTTCTATCAATGAATAGACCCATTTCATTTGTCCCATTTGTTTCTATGTTTTATTATCTCACATACAATAAATCCTAAGACACCACCAAAGATGAGCCATAGTACTTTTATTTCTGTAAGACTTGTTATTACTAATTCTGTTTCTTGTCCCATCATGCTTTCCCAACTGTATTAGATACTGCTTCTGGCCAAGCCTTTGTAGAATCAAATCTTTCAGTAGATTTATATTCTCTTTTAACTTTTGCCCCTGTTGTATTACTATTACCTGGACCAAACGTGCCAAAACCTGTTGGCATTATAGGTTTTTTACGTCTAGTTTTATTTAGTTGATCCTTTTGATCTCTTCTAAATAATCTTTCCATCGCTTCTTTGTCTCGTTGTGCTGATGTTTCATATATTACACCAGATACAAAACCAAATCCGTAGGCTGCGAGTATGCCCACAACTAAAAGTACTGTCTCCATAATTTATTATTAATTTAGTTATCTATTATTTATTTCTATAAAACGTTGTTCAATACCGCTAGATGATTTCCTGTTAGTGTGTACAACACCTGTAAATCCAAATTGCATTTGAAATCCTATGTCATCATTTATAATCTTAGGCATTTTAAACGTTTTTACTATTTTTTCCCTGACTATTTTCTTTCCCTGAAAAATAATCTCTTCTTCTACCGTTGTACGTTCTATCACAACCGGTATTTTTCTATCATATCGTATCATAAACTCATTTTAAATTATGTACAAGACAATGGGAAACGGTAGGCTCTCTTGCTCCGTTGTTAATAAGGACACCGCGCGCAGTACCTGTTGTCGATTGTTATATCGTCTCCCATTATCTCATACTAATACACAGATTACACTATCTGTTTTTACATCATACTCATTTCTTGAGTAGCCTCAGATAGAGACTGCTCAACTGCAACATTAACTCTATCATGTTGCACTAGTGTATGATAATCTTTATATCCATCACCTTTAGCATATGTAATGTAATGATGAGAATAAATATGTTTACCATCTTTCATTAAAGCCTCACCTGTTGATGGATTAACTTTGAAATCATTATTATTAGCTTGCCAAGTATCTGGTGTTGTGTCTTCATTTAACACAACTCTGAATCTACATCCGTTCTCTACATTAACAGGATTAAGAATGTTAAGAGTCAAAGCTTGCTTAGTTTTACCACCTTTAGTTGTTATTGTTGTAAAATCTGCATTCTCAATATCTAAGCCAGGTATTTGTAGCTTAGCCTCAAGATCTTTTGCAGTTGCCTTTACATACACATGATTTTTACCACCACGTCTGAATCTATCATCGCTGTAGTTTAAATCTGCTAGCACATTAACTGGACGATCAGTAGTTTCTGTTACTGATGTACCACTAATAATACTACGGTCAATATTCTCCACAAATAATGCTTGATATGAATCATTTGCTGATTTTTGAATGTGAACTAATAAAGTTTCGTCTAGTTTTAAAGTGTCTAGACTACCACTATTTAATTGATTTGCCATGTTTAAATTGGTTTTAAATTGGTTTATAAATGTGATAATTTGAGGTATTATCTTGACCTTTTGTAGTTAAAAGACTCTTATCATACACCTATCATCTATCAAAGTAGTAAATAGTATGCAGAGTTTGTGAGTCTTTTTAGAAGTTAACTAAGGATAGGCAAACAAGTTATTATGAAAACACACACGTATCACTCGAATTAATTTACGTGTCAATTTAAATTCAAAAAAACCTATCCTTAGTTATTAAGTGTTATATTGTATTATGTAAACAATTACATTAGTTGTTGATTTACACTAAAATGATGCGTGAGCGTGTTAGCATGCGCACGTACACCGTAAAATAGCAAACGTCTTTGACTGCTCGTAACCATGTTGTCATTGATTGCATTACTTAAAAAGGGGATTACTCCCCTTTTGGCTACTGCCACTTTAGAAAAGTTAGAGGTTCTCCACTTTTAGTAGTGAATACCTCTCCTGTTTCTGTATTGGTTTTAGTTCCTCTAATAGGATTAGAAGGTATATCTATATTAGAACCAATTTCAATAGACCTATCATTGTCTTCGCAGAAGACATAACCTATTGCACCCTCAGTGCAATATGGGTTAAGACGATAAGAGATTAACATGTGGTTATCAGTGTGCTTAAGCACAGTAGCTTTTATAGTTTCCATAGTGTAAATATGTATTAAGATTTATGCACCCAATACGGGGCATTTCAAATCCTGTACATAGTGGGGGTCATTGACTGCACTGGTTCACACGTTCACAAAACCTGTTGAAAAAAAATTTTTTATATTTTAAAATTTAACATTCCGTTAACATTACTAGAGAAGAGTATGTTTATTTTTACAATATGAAAAAACAAGACTTATCACCAATAGTATACATACTAATAATGATTTTTGCATTTTTAGTTGGAATGTAATTAATTTTTATTAATTTTGCACTGCAACATTATTCATCCCCCGGTAACCATAAAAGGGATTAGACATCGGATTGTAGTCTCAAATAGAGATAGAGTTTTCTCCGGTAGTTGCAAAAGAGTTAACGTATAAACTCTAGTTAGGATACAATGCACACAGGTAAGTGCGGTGAATTAACACCAGTTTTAGTATCCTTGGGTCCCGTAAAACGGAGCACTGCTAGAGTGAAATCACAACTTGAAAGAGAATTCCCAAGGGGGAGAGCTATATTTTCTCCGCAGATATTTGGAAATGTAAAAAAATTGTGTATATATTTGCATAAAAAGTATATAGACATGAATTTTAAACCAAGCGGAACCTGGATAGTCCTTCCGGACCCAGTAATTACAGAAACAGAATCAGGAATAATATTAGATGAAGCTACGGCTATGGAGAACTCTAAACGATCAAACGTTTTGGAGGCGCTAGCTGTTGGGCCTCATTGTAACTTTGTAGAAAAAGGTGACACTGTAATGGTAGATCCTAGATCAGAAGCTGCAAGAACAGAAATAGATGGTAAATTATACCTAATTATTTCAGAACATCAAATATTAGGTAAGTGGTAACAGGACAAGTTACTCTAAGTTTAGAAGATTACCACACTTTACTAGAGGCATCTAAAAAGGCTGCAGAATTAAGACAAAACACTGAACTGTTATTAAAAGAGTTACAAGTGTTTTTGTCGTTTATGGCTACACGTGCAGAAATAGAGCCATATATAGTAGAGTTTAACAAGCAATCTAAGACATCTGTTATAGAAATAAACGGAGGTATTGCAAAAATTAAAGAAAAATGAAAAGAAAGATAACAGTAACTATGGATACTACGTATAAATACGTACAATTATGGAATGGTATTTTTAATTTAACAGAAAAAGGTCTACAAATACTGTCTGCATTTATAGATGTACAGATAATTACAGAAGAAGACAATTTTTGTAGTGTAAAAAACAAGAAAGAAGTAGCAAGAATAGTAGGTATTAAGGATTACAACA